TCACGCCTTATTCAGTTTTCCGCTGTACTTCTTGCCGTCAACAGTGACTTCTACTGTGATGTCGTCATCCGAAACAGGTGCAGGCGGATTTGTCAGGGCTTTCTCCTTGCCGTATCCATTCAGCCCCTTACCCTTGATAATGGTCGGGAAATCCTTATAGCAGATGTCAAGATCAACATTGCCGTTGATGCCATTCACTCTGCCTTTCTCGGAATGCTGCCAGATACCGTATGCGCCGCTGTAATTCGTCTGGTCACACCAGTGTGCCAGCCAGATCGTATATCGGGATTTGATGTCATCAGCGGTATGCGTCGTGAGAGAGGAAGCAGAGCCGTACAGACCGACGAAATAGCCCGCTGCCTCAACTCTTTCAAGGAACGCTCGCATAATGGCAGACACCTTCTCCTTACCGAGATCGAACTGCTTCTTTTCCTCCAGATCGAAATAGACCGGGAACTCGAACTGCTTTCCCTTGATGACCGACAGGAACACATCCGCCTCCAGTTCTGCCTCCTCCGGTGTCATCGCATAGGAGTACCAGTACGCACCGACCGGAATACCTGCAGCCTTTGCACCCGCATAGTTTTCCTCGAAACGATAATCCTTCTGCGATGCAAGCCTGCCGTATCCTGCTCTCAGGATTGCAAAATCAATGCCATCCGCCCTGACCTTCTGCCAGTCGATCTTGCCGTTATGAACACTGACGTCGATGCCCTTCATATCCTCACCTCCGAAATACTTGTAGAAATCATCGGTCACAGAGCTGTTGCCGTGAACTTCGTCACCGTACCACTTGCCGCTGGAACGCACATCAACGTGTGTATAGATGTAGGCGGCAGTGATATTCGCAATGCCGGTAAAACCCGTGTCCTGTGCCTTGCAGCAGACAGTCTTGCTGCTGATCGGCTGTCCGTCCTGACCATAGCAGCAGATGTCCGCAGCCTTGCCGAGTGTATGCTGTCCCGTGCCGCTGCCCTTGACTGCCTTATCATGAGCAGCACAACGGAACCCGGAGGTCACGATGATCTTGGAACAGTTCAGCGTAGAATAGAGCGCCTCCAGCTTGGTGATGAGATCATCGTCGATCTGAAAATCATGTGCTTTGCCGCATTTACAGCGGAACTCCTGCGCATTAAAGTGCGGAGAGAGCTGTGTATTATCGGTATAGCCGTAGGTCTTAATCATCCTTATCATCCTTTCTGCCGGTCTGCTTCTGCAGAACCTCAATGGCATTTTTCAGTGCGGGAGGATACGGAATTCCCATGAGCGATGTATTTTCCACAATGGACAGCAGCTCATTGACGCAGAATGCAATGCAGACCGCATCACGCACATAATTCGTATTGAGCAGAATATCCAGACGCACCGCCACGATAATGAGCATGAGAATGCTGCCTTTCTTCGCAAGCCCGTACCAGCCAGCCTTGCTGTTCAGCTTTCCGGTCTTGCTGTGTTTGGACTTGCCCATAGCACCGGTAATCATCCCGGTTGCAAAGTCAATGCCCATGAAGATGATGAGCGTCACCAGCGCGGAGTCCCAGCCGCCGAACAGCGCTGCGATTCCGCCGCCGATCGCGCCGATCACCGTACAGATACTTCCTTTCATGTTGTCACCTCCAGTACCTTGACCGTTCTGATCATAGGGCTTGTATTGTCTGTCACCGCTTTCCATGCAAGATAATACTCGTCAGCAGATACATCGCTGCAGTCGTGCAAGACGGAGATATAGTTTCCGACGGAGCCAAGCCAGCCAAACGGAACGGAGATCGCCTCGCCGCCGCTGAGCTTTTCATGGATATACCTTGCCGTTTCCGCAGGCGACATCTGCTGACTGCTCTTGCGCACCAGCCACATTTCACCTGCATCGGTCGCTCCGGACTTGTAGGTAAGCAGAATCCTGCTTGGAGGTGTGATGCGTACCGGAGTGATACACATCGTATAAATGACTGCACCCCAGTTAAAGTCCGGCTGATTGTAGTAAAGCGAGTAGTCATTCTCCGCACAGCAGAAATGCGGATATACATCCGCAAAGCCCGCGATGCTGCGGTAGCCGTCAATATAAAAAGTGTAGATGCTCTCACCGTATGTGGTAAGAGCATCATTTCCGTTGCAGAACAGCGTCACCTCCGGTCTGCCGGACGGGATCTGCAGCACCTTCGGTACAAGGGTATTCAGCTTTTCGGACTCCGAAGCCTGCACCCCCATTGTTACAAGGTTTCTCGCAAGCTGGTCGCGCTGCGCATCTAGCGCTGTCAGATAGTTTGCAATGCTCATGTCGTCACCTCCACTATAGCCGCAAGTGCGGTCTCTACGCCGGAAAGCTCAGTCTCCACGGCAGACAGCCGGGTAAGAATATCCGAAATGGATGTGCGGCAGCCCTGCATATCATAGAGAATCTCGGTCTTGAAGCGCTCGAATACACCCTCGTTCACGCCCACACGCTCATTAAGGTTCATGGCGTTTGTGTACGCCAATTCCCAGCGTTCAACATGAGAATCCGTGATGCCGTTCAGTGTGGTCATATTATGATGTGAATGCGCCTGTCTCGCAGTGCTTGCAAAACCGTCAAGCATTTCCTGTGTGATACTGTCCAGCACCGCCTTATTGTTATGCGTATGTCGCTGTGCATTCAGCGTCAGCAGTTCCTCATTGACGGTCTGAATCTCATACTGCGTCCTGTCCTCAAACTGCTGCAAGCCTGAAAGCTCCTGCATCAGTTCCGGAGTCAGGCGGTCAAGCGTTGCTTTGTTCGCATGAGTATGGAAATCGCCGGTCGCCGCCTCGATCTCACGCTCGACAATGATTGTGACTTCTGATGTTTTCGGATACTCAGACATATCCGGTGTTTCACCCGGTTCACCTTTGAGCGATGCCAGCCACTCGGTTTCCGTACCGACATATCCATGCTCGACTGCGATCTCATATGCGGACTTTCCGTCAGCGCCGTGTCCCGCTTCCTCGATCTTCTTCAGAAGCTGCGCATACAGATCAGGCGTCGGCGGAATGGGCGGATCGTCATCGCCCACAAAGCCGGAAGGACGGATATTCAGCGTAACCGGCACAGTCGTTGCACGGACGGTCGTGTCGCTTTCGGTGTCGTATCCGAACACGGACATTTTTGCCGCGCCGACATGAAGCTCCGCAGGCAGATACAGCGATGTACCGTCTGTGCCGAGGACGATGTTATATGTTTCATCACACTGCGTGAACTGCACGACCTTATGGAAGCGCCGCCAGTCACCATCAAAAGTGAAGCGGAACTGTACATACTGGATCTGATGATCCGCCAGCACCTCACGCTCCAGAATCTCAATGCTTTGATTTTTTACAAGGAATTTCCACATTAATCATGCACCTCCACCCATTCTCTGGTTTCATCATTGTATTCCATATATCCGTCAAGGCACTGCACCTTGTCCAGACCGTTAAGATCACCGGCATTACCGTCCCAGTTTGTCTGCTTCGTTACCGCAGCCCAGTCCGCAAGGCTGCCCTCATAGGTCAGCGTTCTCAGCGGAGTATAATTGAGGGCATGAGAGCAGACCTTCGTCACATTACGGCTGAGAGTAAGGTTTTGCAGCCTGCCGCAGCTCACGAAACAGAATCCCGGTAACTCGGAGCATTCAACTCTTGCAGTCGTAAGCTGATCGCATCCCATGAAGATATATGTGCCAAGCGTAGTGAGCGTTGCCGGAAGTGTTACAGAAGTGATATCCTGATCTACGAAAGCTTTCTCTCTTAGCGTTGTAACAGACGCCGGAATTACAAGTTCCGTCAGACCGCCGTGAGTATACATAAAAAATGCACGTTCTCCGATAGCAGTCAGCGTATTCGAAAAACTTGCCGATGCCATATTGACGCAGCGTTCAAACACACTGCTTCCAATCTCTGTGATGCCGTCAGAAACAACAAGAGAACGGATATTTTCATTTTCCCAGAAAGGAGATTGCCCGATCTCATAATCGTAGGTTGCACCGGAGCCGTGAAGCAGGAGCTTTCCATTTTCATAGAGAACATAATGTATATTCTCACCGCAGGTGCCGATTTCAACGATACCACCGATGATATCATCGACTTCTGTCTGCAATGTCTCTACCTGATTTGAAAGTGCCACAATTGTTTCATTATTCTCAGCTACCTCAGCGATAAGCTGCGCCATCTGCGCCATCAGTTCTGTGACCTTGCATTTACCGAGAATGCATTTGCAGTAGCCACAGACATTGCTGTCTTCTCGGTAATCAAACCAATCGCTCTCTGTAATCCGTGAAGCTCCCGGATTCATGCGCACCGCATACATCAGAAGGCGGACATGGTCTTCATCCTGCGGAATGGACGGCAGTGAAGGATTCTCTGCCGGAGTTCCGGCGAACAGCCTGAGAGAAACACTGCGAACGGATTCTGTGGTGTCAAGATAGATTACAATACCGACATATCTCGGCAAAGACTCGTCCTGATACGATGTGAGATCAATCACATATCTGGAATCATTGATAAAGTAGTGTCCGTTGATCCACGCTTTACCGGTACCAAGAACCACGCCAAGACCGCTGTTCGCCGCTGTCAGCTTGAAATTTTGCCCGTAGGTGTCAAGGATACCGTTGCAGATAATGCTGGAGAGGTAGCTTGTGAAGTCCTCTGCCGTATAGGTGCGGTCAAGCCCTTTTGAATTAAAGAAACCGCTGTAAAAAGCCATAAGTCATACCTCCTTGAATGTTGGTGTCAGGCTGTGCCCGTTCTGGTCAAAGCCCTCAATCATACCGATAAGCTGTATCTGCGGCTGCATCATGCCGAAGCGCCGATGCTGCACTGTCACATAGTCGCCTACGAAATAATCACGGTTGTATACATACTGCGTGTTGTGCGCTGCGATCTCTGACTCCGATGCTGTTTTAGGCAGTACAAGCCGTTCTGAGCCGCGAGTGCGCAGTAATTCCAGATACTTTTCCTCCGGAATCGGTATCGTTTCTCCCTCGACCTGCTCTGTTTCGGAAATATCGTCCGCATCCACATACACCTCATAGCGGTCAAGATAGGTCGGCTCAACGCCGTCACAATATGTGGTGCGCTTGCGTTCATCGCCCTTGCCCTGACCGAAGATATATGCAAAATTCTTCTGGACGCTGCTGTCTTCGGCATAGCTGAACGAGAGCAGATTGCTATATGCGTCAGAGAAGATAATATGCGGATTATCCTCCTGCATGATACTGCGGTCAGCACCCTCGGAGAGGTCGAATACCATACGGTACTGCTCTCCGGAGGATTTCACCAGCCGGATATTTGCTGTACCGCCGAGCTTCTCGCAGATTGTATACACCCACTGCATCAGATTCGTGTATGAGATTTGCAGCGTAGCGGTCAGTTCCCAGCAGGTGCCGGTGACCGTTCCGAGGGATAGCCCCGGAATCCTGCGGTTATCCGAGAGCAGCGCATTCTGTGTCACGACCTCCCGGACGATCTCGCTGTATGCCTTTGCCGCTGTGATGTTATATGTCGGATGTATGATACGCCGTTCCAGCAGGCACATCAAAAAGCGACCACGCACTGTCAGGTAGTCGCCGTTTTCAATATCTGTATTGATCAGCACGGATTCTATGATGCCGAAGTGCTGATTATCATCATCACGACCGACGATTCTGCCGGTCTGAAAAATCTCAATATTCTGCGGGTTCGCTGCGATATACACCTCAAAGCTGCCGCACTTGTAATATTCAATATCCCAGAGCAGCGAGGAAAAGGTGTCGCAGACCGCCTCAAGGGTAATCGTCAGCGTATCTTCCTCCGCCGTCATGCGGTAAACTTCAATCTGCATACTATACCCCCAGATACGCATTGGTGTGCACAATGGTGACTTTCAGATTTTGCAGTCCCGTGCCACGCAAGTAGAAACGGTTTCTGCCTTCACGCAGTGTCAGCCAAGTCGAACCGGAAACAAGCCGGTTGATGATGTTGGTTTTAACGCCGCCGCGATCGAGTGTGACCGTCTTATTGCCTGTTTTGGTCGTGACCGTGATAATATCTCCCGCGAGAATGTCGCCGGTGATTTGCAGATACTCGTCTGTGTCAGCATTATACAGCGTGGGAGAACGCGCATCCTCCAGCGCTTCAATGACCAGCGCGAAGCCGATCTCGTCGCCGTCATTGACAATGGTCATCATGTTCTGCGTGTTGTATTTACCGAGGATAAACGGCTCCGGATTGCTCTCCGTCGGGAACGGAAAAGTGAAAGCGCCAGTGATCTGCGAATAGTACGCCATGACCGAGGTCGTGGAATACCAATAAATATCCGGGCAGAGAATTGAAATCTGCCCGGTTGTAAGCTGTTCAAAGTTCTGCACCTCGCAGCTCTCGACATAACCCTCCGCAAATACATCAATGCCAGCGGTCGCATAGTAGATTTTGATGTAGCGGGAAGGCTTCACCACCTTATAAAGCTGATGTCTGCGGGTTTCCACGCCTACGCCGCGCATCTCAAAGGAAATAACGACATTACGCTTCTCGATGAAAGCGTTGTTCAAGTAGCTGCCGTCCATACCCGTATAGCTGGAGGTGCTGATCGTACCGGTGGGAGGATTTAGTCCCTCCACCCGTGAGGTTATATACCGGTTTGCGGTAGCGGTCATGTCCACCCGGTCGCCGTTGGCATTTTCAAGAATGAGTGTAAAAAACACGAAATCACCTCCTGTGTACTTGACACGTAAGCAGATTGATGCTATAATATGAATAATAGAATACAGGGAATGATGCTCTCCCTTGGGAAACCTAAACCGCTTATCAAGCTGATGACTTCTGCCTTATACGCAGAAGTTGTCAGCTTTTTTATTTTGGAGGTATTACAATGCTATTATCACTTGCTATTATTATTCTTTTAGGGCTTTCTGTTGCTGCTATTGTTGATAAAATCGGGCTGCCTCGCATCATAGGAATGCTTGGTGTAGGTATTATCATAAGTCCATATGTGCTTGATTTGCTTGATCCGAAGATACTTGGAATATCATCAGAACTGCGACAAATAGCACTTATCATAATACTTGTAAAAGCAGGACTTTCACTCAATTTATCAGATCTGAAACGTGTTGGCAGACCAGCAGTTATGATGTCATTTGTACCTGCCTGCTGTGAAATAATCGGTTACGTTGTTTTTGCCCCGCTTCTGTTCGGCGTAAACCGGGTTGAAGCTGCCGTTATGGGAGCAGTGTTAAGCGCAGTATCTCCTGCGGTAGTTGTGCCGAGAATGGTAAAACTGATTGAAGAAAAATGCGGTACACAAAAAAGTATACCGCAAATGATTCTTGCTGGAGCATCCTGCGATGATATCTTTGTTATTGTTCTGTTCTCCACATTCGTGACGATGGCACAGGGCGGATCGGCAAGAATGGCAGACTTTTTGAATATTCCCGTATCAATAGTGCTTGGCATATTACTCGGAGCGATTGCGGGCTATTGTATCTATCTTCTGTTTGAAAAATCATATCAACATCACTTCATGATCAGAAACAGTACTAAAGTCATTATCTTACTTGGTGTTTCGTTTCTGCTTATGAGCGTAGAAACGCTCGTGAAGCCTTATGTTGCTGTTTCGGGACTCCTCGCTGTTGTCGCTGCAGCTTGTATTATAAAGCTGAAGTCCGTCAATTCTGTTTCAGCACGTCTTTCGGAGAAATTCGGAAAGCTGTGGATAGGTGCAGAAGTTATGCTATTTGTGCTTGTGGGTGCGGCAGTTGATGTGCGTTATACCTTATCAGCAGGTGGTGCGGCTGTACTGATGATTTTTATAGCTCTCATATTCAGGGCTGTCGGTGTATTTCTGTGTCTGCTCGGTACTGACCTTAACGCAAAGGAGCGATTATTCTGTATTATCGCATATCTCCCCAAAGCCACAGTGCAGGCTGCTATTGGCTCTGTACCGCTTTCGCTTGGTCTTCCATGCGGTAAAATCGTACTATCGGTAGCTGTATTGGCAATTCTTATAACCGCTCCGCTTGGCGCAATTGGGATTGATAAAACGTATCGTGGTTTACTTGATCATTGACAAGACTATTTTCACACATTCAGCGCATTCCTTGTCAAACGATAGATTTCCAGCCGCGACAGCGACTTAGGCGAATTATTCGTCTGGTTGACTGTGCGGCTGTTGTCGTTGTTATAGTTGTTGATGACCGTGCCTGCGGGAGTGCCGTTCATCATGGCTCCGGAGATACCGTCCATATCGACATTCAGCCCGGACTGCATCGTCAGTGTCATGGCATCAGCCACACCGGACACAGCCGCCTCGACGTACTTTTTGCTCTTGTTGATGCCCTTTGCCAGCCCCTTCATGAAGTCCGGCATCCACTCCTCCACATCGGTCAGCGCACCCTTTTCAGGTACGGAGAAATGCAGGTATTCCCAGATGGAACGAGCAACATCCGCGACTGTATTGATCAGGCTGCCGAGCATATAGGTGATGCCGTTGATGAGATTCTGCATGAGGTCGCGTCCCCACGACCACGAGCTGTTGACCTTTTCCATGACCGCCTGATATACAGCGTTCATGGCGTTGACGACCGCATCCCGCACACCGCCGAGCCTGTCGCCGATGCCGTTTTTGATGCCGTCCCAAATAGAAAGCACAGCTTCCTTGACACGATTCATAGCGCTGCGCACGGTATCCGGCATTGCATCCCAGACCGCCTGCACAACAGATTTGATTGCGTTGACTGCTGTCCGAACCACATCGGATACAGCTTCCCATGTCGTCGTCACAACAGATTTGATATCGAGCTGTCCCGTTTTGATGAGGTTCTTCAGCGCCGTCCATACAGCCGTGACGATTTTCTTGATACCCTCCAGCGCTGCGGAGATCACAGAAGATACAGCCTTCCATGTTGTCGTGATAACATTGCGGATATTCTCAAGCGCGGTTTTAATGGTGCTGACAATCGTTTTCCAGCCGGAAGTGATACCGCTGCTGATCTGCGACATCGTTGCATCAATCGCAGCATTGGCGTTTGTCCAGACCGTTTTCACGGTATCAAAGACCTGCGTCATGAATCCCTGTACCGATGTGACAACATTGGACAGAGCGCTCTGAATTACACTGCTGATTTTTTCAGCAAGACCGCCTGCAAAGCTGTTGACAGCATCGTTCACCACGCTGGTATTTGCATTGATACCATCTGCAAGCCCCTGCATGAAGTCCGGCATCCAGCTCTCGAAATCCGCAAGAGGTCCCTCATCAGGTACAGAGAAATGCAGGAAGGACTTGATCTTGTTTGCCACGCCCTTTACTGCGTCCGCAACCTTGCCGATACAGTTCTTGATACCGTTGACGATACCGTTGATAATATCAGCGCCCCACTGGAACGCCTGCGATGCAAGGTTCTTGATGAAGCTGACCGCAGCATTGAAGCCGTTTACAATCATATCCTTGATCGCCGTTATCTTCTGGGTAACGGCATTTTTGACGCTGTCCCAGATATTCGATACCGTTGTTTTGATCGCGTTCATAACAGTGCTGACTGTATTTTTGATGCCGTTCCAGATAGAAGAAACGACGGAAGAAATGGTATTCAGCACACCGGAAATAAACCCGGAAATCGCATTCCACACTGCCGATACGACCGCATGAATTGCGTTCAGTGTATTTGTGATATGCTCCTTGATGCTGTTCCAGATGCTCGAAATCACAGACCAGATCGCATTCAGCACTCCGGAGATAAAGCCGGAGATCGCATTCCATACTGTAGAAACGACATTGCTGATCGCGTCCATCACCGTACTGATTGCTGTATGAATGGCGTTCCATACCGTTTCAATCACGGTCTTGATCGCCTCAAGCACGATCGTAACAACCGCCTTGATGTTTTCCCATGCCGTGGTGATCTTCTCGTGAATCCAGTCCATGACACGGGAAATGATAACGTGGATTGCCTCAAAAATCGTCTCGAACAGATATCTGAAAGCTTCCAGCAGCGGAGAGATGAAGTCATAAATGGTCTGCCATACCGTTGTAATAACCGACCAGATCGCATTCAGCACCGTGCTGATCGCTGTATGAATCGCGTTCCAGACAACAGTAATAACTGTCTTGATCAGATTGATCTTTTCAGCGACCGAGTTATAAATTGCCGTCCAGATACCGACAAAAAAGTTCTTGATACCAGTCCAGATTGTTGTGAAGAAGTTTTTGATCGCATTGACCACGCCGGTGATGAAGTTTTTGATGCCGTTCCAGATGCCCACAAAAAAGTTCTTGATGCTCGTCCAGACGTTCACCCAGAATTCTTTTACTTCATCGAGGTTTGTGCCGAACAGATTACACAGCACATTCAGGTAGTTTTTCAGCGTGTCTTTCAGGAAATTCCAGACTGCTACGAAAATCCCCTTGATGCCGTCCCACACTCTGCTCCAGTCGCCGGTAAAGATACCGACGAAAATGTCCAGAATATTCAGGATAATATCTGTGACCGCTTTGAAGATGTTAGCGACCTGCTGAAATACACCCTCGAATATGGGAGCAAGGAACTTACACAGTCCGTCCCATACAGCCTTGATAACCTCGGTGATATTTTTGAAATCGAATCCCAGCGCGTTGATGCGGTCAACAATGCCCTGACAGAAGCCGGAAAAGATACTCTTGATCTGCTCCCAGATTGCCGTGATCTTATTACGGAAGTCCTCATTCGTGCGCCAGAGATGAACAAAAGCCGCCACCAGTGCAGCGACAACTGCAATGACAGCGACCACAGGCGCACTGATACCGCCGATGGCAGCACCGAAGGAAGTGAACGCCGCCTTTGCGCTTGCAATGATCGTCGGGAGGTTTGCTACAAGCTGCATCAGCTTGCCTACACCGACCATTGTTTTGCCGACCACCACAAGGAGAGGTCCGAGAGCAGCCGCCACAAGTGCGACCTTGACAATGGTTTCCTTTGTCGCAGGCGACAGTCCATTGAATTTATCGATAAGCCCCTGAATCTTGCTGACGATTGCACGGATTGCGGGCATCAGGATTTCGCCGAAGGAAATCGCAAGCTCCTGAAGCTGGGATTTCAGAATGGTGAGCTGTCCTCCGAGGTTATCCTGCATCACGGCAGCCATCTTCTCAGTGACACCGTTGTAGCCGTCGATCTCATCAGAACAAGTGCTGATCGCACCTTCCAGCTTCTGAATATCCGCAGGCGCAGCATTCATCAGCGCAAGGAAGCCGGACATTGCATTCTTGCCGACCAGCGCTTGCGCCGCCGATGCCTGTTCCGATTCGGACATCTGCGCAAAAGCCACACGACAGTCTGCGAGAATGTCATTCAGCTCACGCATCGAGCCGTCCTGATTGGTGGTTGCGATCTCCATTTCACCGAAGGCAGCACCGCAGAACTTTACCTCACCTGCAAGTGCTGTCATGATCGAACGCAATGCAGTACCGGACTGCGAACCCTTGATACCGCTGTTTGCCATCAGACCGATTGCCTGTGCGGTATCTTCACAGGAGAATCCGAGAGAACCTGCAACAGGCGCACAGTATTTGAAGGTTTCACCCATCATGCTGACGTTCGTGTTTGCATTGGACGATGCCGCCGCCAGCACATCAGCAAAATGACCGCTGTCGGCAGCAGTTAAGCCGAAAGCGGTCAGTGCATCTGTTACAATATCCGATGTTGTCGCCAAGTCCTCACCGGAAGCAGCAGCAAGGTTCATGATGCCCTCGATACCTTCCAGCATATCTCCGGTTTTCCAGCCCGCCATCGCCATGTAGTTCATGGCATCGGCAGCCTCGGAAGCGGAGAACTTGGTCTTTGCGCCCATTTCACGGGCTTTGTCACGCAGTGCGTCCAGTTCATCACCAGTCGCACCGGATACAGCAGCGACCTTCGACATTGCAGAATCGAAATCCGCTGCTGTTTTTACGGCGGCTGTACCCGCAGCCGCAATGGGAACGGTCACATGGGTGGTCAGTGTCGTACCGACATCGGCGATTTTGTCGCCTGCCTTTTCGAGCATTTCACCCGCCTGACCGAGCTTGGCAAGAGCCGTGCTGGAAGCCTCTACCTCACGCTGGAGGTTTTGTAGCTCCTGTTCCGTTTCGATGATCTCACGCTGGAGGGCATCATATTGCTCCTGCGAAATGTCGCCGTTCGCAAGCGCCTGATTTGCTTGCTCTGCTGCCGTTTTCAGAGTTTCCAGCTTTTCTTTGGTAGCCTTCACCGCATCGGCGAGGAGCTTATGCTTCTGCGAGAGCAGTTCCGTGTTGCTGGGATCGAGCTTCAGCAGCTTCTGTACATCCTTGAGCTGCGTCTGCGTGTTCTTGATGTTTTTGTTGACACCTTCCAGCGCCTTCGACAGCTTGGTCGTATCGCCGCCAATTTCGACCGTGATGCCCTTGATTCTGTTTGCCATGCGGTTTCACCTCCTCTGTGAGGGCATGAAAAAAGCAGCCCCGAAGGACTGCTCAGTGTATATTCAGTTACTAAGCTAAATCAGAATTTGCCGTTATTTGTTTCCTATGCCCAGATCGCCATCGCCAAAGTGCCGACAACAATCAGAATCAACCCGGCAAGCGCCTTTCTGCTCAACTTTTCTTTGAATACGAAATAGGAAAAAGCGACGGAAACGATAATGCTGAGCTTATCAATCGGTACGACAACGCTGACAACGCCGTTCTGTATGGAGTAATAGTAACAGAGCCATGATGCGCCTGTGGCAATCCCGGACAGAGCTATGAATACAAGTTCTTTGGAATCAGTATTTTTCAGTTCAGCACCTTTGCCTTTAACGAAGACGATCAGCCAAGCCATAACAAGAACAACACCAGTACGGATCGCCGTCCCGAGATTTGATTCTACATCCGTTATGCCGATCTTTCCCAGAATAGAGGTCAGGGCAGCAAAAACAGCGGAACCGATCGCGTAGGGCAGCCACGTGCGCTTTGTGTCCTTTGCTTCAGTTTTCTTCTTTTCGATCATCAGAAACACGCCTGCCGCAAGAAGTGCAGTACCGATCAGCTTGACCGCCAGATGTTCTGTCTCACTGAAAAGGATGATTGCGATAAGCACTGTCAGAACCGTGCTGGATTTATCGACGGGAACGACCTTGTTCACATCGCCGACGGACAGGGCTTTAAAATAGCAGATCCACGAGGCTCCTGTCGCAAAGCCGGACAGAATTAAGAAGATGATAGATTTTGCCGATATTTCCGTGATCGTTCCAGCAGAGCCAACGATAAACACCATGATCCAGGCAAAAAGGAGTACAACGACCGTCCGCAGAGCAGTCGCCACGTCTGAATCAGTCTTTTTGATTCCGCATTTCGCAAGTATCGCCGTAAGTCCGGCAAAGAGCGCGGACAAAGCCGCCATGATCAGCCACATATCTTCCCCTTATTCATTGTCATATATTCTGGTAATTCTCGTCCATCAATTATCTCTAAGATAAATCCCGATTTAGCGAAGGAAGCTTCATGTTTCCTTCACAACAGAATTATAACACAGTAGGAAGAAAAAGTCAATCAGAACGCATCAAAGTCTGCCTGTCCAGCGACCTCATGCCAGCCGTCATATTCGTCATTTTCCTTTTCGGTAAACATATCATTCACGACTCCGATCGTGAGCAGATCAAGCTCCGAAAGGGACAGCCCGATCTGCACACATCGGAGAAGGAAGAGGGGCGTTGTCATCGGGCGGTCAGTTTTTCGATGTTTTTTTTAGATTCCGCCTGCGTTTCCACGTTGAGTCCCCACAGCTCGATGAGCTGCGGCAGCACCTCGTAGATGGAGAACGTGTTGAACGCTTCGAGCCACTCGTCGGGGTTGTCCGGGACGTTTTCCGGATCAGCGTGTTTCGCCATGATGTATGCGATATTCTCGAACACTTCAAGGCTCTCGATGTCAAGAGCAGAACTTTCCTCGTCACCCTCCTGCACGGAAGTCTGAAGTGCAGCGAAGTCCTTGTAAATATCCCTGCGGAACTTGATACGGTAAAGGCGAGGCACAGCGGCACTCGCCTTGAAAGGAACCTCGATACCGTCAACGGTGATCGTCTTTTTAATAGCCATGCTGTACCTCCTTACTCGGTCGTGCTGCTGCTTTTGGTTGTGCCTGCGGAACGTGTGCCGGTGCTGTTGTTGGTAGCAGCAGTCGGCATATACACAGCATTGTACCAGTTGTCATAGGTGGTCTGGTCAGTGCTTTCGCAGGTCTTGGACTTCACCAGACCGTTCGGCAGCGCCGATGCCTTGAGGGAGAGCTTTTCCGTCTTGACGCTCTTGCTTTCCTCCGTGGTCTCACCCTCAGTCGCAGGACGGGATGCAGAGCAGCAGTACAGCACATGGCGGATGTGGTTCTTGTCGCCGTCAAACTCGAACATGAGTGCGAACTGCGATGTTTCCGCATCGTTACGCTCCACCAGAACGCCCTTTGCATCGAGCTGCTCACCGAGAATCGCCGTAGCAAAGTCGGTTGTGATGAGTGCGACCTCCAGATCACCGTCGTAGCCTGCGTTGTTATTGATTACATAATACACGCTGTTGTCAGCGTAGAAGTTCTCGTTTTCGCCGTTCGCATCAATGCTCAGGGATACAGCACCGGGCAGGCGCACAGGCGTTGCAAATGTCGGAACGCCCTCATCAGACCATGCTGTAATCTTCGCCCAGTGAACCTTGTTCAGACCGAACTTCACCTTGTTTTTCTGCAGTGCCATTGTTATACCTCCATTTCGTATAAGACCTCATAGAGCTGTTCGCTCTCGATGTAGGTTTCCGTTTTCGTGTAATAGATATTGTGCTGCGTCAGCACTTCCTCCACACGGCTTTCCGTATCGGGCGACTTCTCGTCTGTATACAGTTCAATATCAAGCTGCTTGAAACTGTAATACATCAGATTATCCGCGCCGAAGGTATCCTCGCCGGGTGAGAGAAAAATAACAAAGGGCGGTTTCGGAGACTCGCCCTCGGCAAAATGATGATAGGCGAACGGCATCCCGATCTCCTGCATCATTTCATTGATTTCTTCATAGGTCATGACAGCGCCTCCTCGATGAGCTGCGTGAGCATTTCCTCGCCATGCGCTTCCGCAGGTGCGATATGCGGTTTGCCGGATACACGTCCGCCGTTCCGCTTTGCATGACCTTTTTCAAGCAGGTGCGCGAGCTGGTAGCGGTCTTTTGAGTGAACAGTCATTTCGAGTGTATGGCTGTTTTCCTTCGTTTTCTTGGTCGTCCAGCTTTTGCGGTACTTGCCGCTGCGCTTTGGAGCATTGGCGGAGATTTTCTTCTTGACGGAGGTCGCTGTCTTTTTCACAGCCGCTTTCATGGCGGTATCTGCAAGGTCTGCATATTCCGTCAGACCGCGCATGATCTCCGCCGCCATATCGTCAATCGAAGTCATCCTGCTCACCAGCCTTTCGTGTACCTGCCGTAATTTTCATATAGTCGAGTGATTCATAATTCGGCAGTACACCGTTAATATCATACACCAGACCACGGAAGCGCAGCTTGTGCGTGGTGGTATTGATGCGCTTGGTATCAGGTGTCTGCCGGACAGTGAATTCCAGCGATACGACTTCCTGCGTCACGCCAGCCTCGGTTGTTTCCGTCGATGTCTTTACGGACACGGCAGCCCAGCAGGAGAAAGCCTCCTCCCACCGGGCTTTGTGGTTGCCAATGCCGTCTATCTTCGTGCTGTGTTCCAGAAAGGCGATGCGCTGATTCAGCGTTCCGATCTCCATCAGATCACCCCTTCACGCTGCGCAAATAACAGCGACCGGAGAGTCAGCGTCAGCTTGTGGTAGTCAGCACTGTTGCGGTTCTCATAGAGGTAAGAAACAGTATACAGCATAGCCTGCCGGGTGGTTTCCTCGTTGACCGCAAGTGCCGCCTCGTCCATTCTGCCGACGTCCTGCACCAGCCGCTTGGCAGTGTCGATCAGCGAGAGGATGAGCTTGTCATCCTCTGTATGATCCACACGAAGATAGTTTTTTGTCTCAGCCAGAGTGATCATGCACCGCTGCCACTCTTGACCTTGAGTGTCTTGATCGCTTCGGGGAGAATGAGCTTGCCGTCAAGACGCTCCATTGCAAGGAAGCCGACCTGACCGGTCATAGCGAACAGCTCATTCAGACGCTTGAAGGTACGACCGGAACGGTCAGCGATCCAGTAATAGCTGAAATCGCCGAATGCCATACACTTCTTGCCAGCGCCGATCTCCGGAACATAGCTGGAGGTCTTGTAAGGACGGTTGAGGATGGTATCGGGAACGCCTGCCGCAACGGAAGGCTGCCAGATGTAGTTGCCGTTGCCGTCCTTGAGCTTACGGAGTGCCTTGACCGTAGAATCATTCAGCACCCAGACAGCCTTCTTGCGGTAAGGGCTGCGGAGCGAATAGAACAGCTCCATCACATCATCGAAGGTGATGCTTGCGCCTGCGGTAGTCGCGCCGTCCTGTGCGCCGCCGGTTGCATTGAAGATGCCGGTAGGCTTGCCGGTGCCGTTGCCGATGAAGAAGGCTTCCTCCTCCTTTGCACCGATTCTGCGGGCAAACTCACGGGCGATGTAAGACGGAAGGTCGAACACGCTGTCGTTGAGAAGCTCTTCAGAGATCTTGATCGCCGTGCCGAGCTTATATGCGGAGAGCGATGCCTGACCGAAGGTGTCATCGGAAAGCGTGTACTGCTCCTCCTCATCCATCCAGACCGCATCGCCCTTCGATGTGACGATCGGAATCTTGCGATCGCCGCTGGAAGTCTTGATAACGGTCGCCATCTGGCGGAAGATGTTCTCTTCCTCCAGCGCCTCGATGAGCTTTCTCTCGAACTCATCCGGCACAAGATAGCCGCCCTCGGTGTCTGTGCCGACATGAAGATCATTGCGGACATCGATCCAGTTGCGGTTGCGGATGCTGTTCCAGAAGGCATCACTGTATGCTGCAGATGCAGTTCCGGTCTTTTCCGGCTCGGTGTTCTGTGCAGCAGGCGCAGTCAGAATGGGAGAAGTGGTAGCCTTCGCCATATCCGCTTCAATTTCCGCCTGACGCTCCATGCGCTGGATTTCCTTGCCGAGGTTGACGATGGTCGCCTCCATTGCGTCATAGGTCTTGCTGTCCTCCTCGGAAAGCGTACCGTCTGCCTGTCTCTTGCTGTCGAGGAAGTCACGGGCGGTATCCCACGCCTTCGCTCTCTTTTCACGAAGTTCCTGAATAGTCATTATACATACCTCCAATCAGTATTTCAGCAGATTCAGCCGACTCATGAGCTGATCCACGGGTGTACCCCTGCGCTCGGCGGAGACCTTCTGCATGAGGCTCTGCATCGTAGCGGCACGGGAATAGGACATCGCCGTCAGGTTATCTTCCTTCGGCTCGTCCTGCTTCGGTGTATTTTCATCCTCATCCGGTTCATCTTCCTCCGGCTTCGGCTGCGACCGGAGTCCGGCTGACGGCTGTCCGCTTGCAAACAGAATACCGTCCACCAGTCCGAGAGACTGCGCCTTTTTCGCATTCAGCCATGTTTCCTCGTCCATCATGCGGGCGATCTTGCTGCGGCTCAGACCGGACTTTTCCTCGTAGGCGTTGATGATGCTTTCCTTGACCTCATCCAGCAGCTCGATGGCTTTCAGCATCGCTTCCTTGTTGCCGAAAGCGACGGTCGAGGGGTTGTGGATCATCAGCATACCCGTCGGTGCGATGAGCGTTTCGTCGCCAGCCATTGCAACGACAGAAGCTGCACTTGCCGCAATACCGTCGATCTTGACCGTGACCTTGCCCTTGTGACTGCGGAGCATCGTATAGATCTGCGATGCCGCAAATACATCTCCGCCGGGAGAATTTAGCCAGACAGTGAGATCGCCGCTGACCTTTGAAAGCTCGTTACGGAACATGGCAGGCGTGATCTCATCGCCGAACCATGTGTCTTCCGAAATCGGTCCGTTGAAGATCAGCTCGGATGCGCCGGTGTCTTCATTGCGTACCCAGTTCCAGAACTTATTCATCTGCATTTCCTCCTTTCTCTGCGAAAGCGCCTGCGTCCTCCAGCTTTGTGAAGCTGCCGTTCACCAGATACAGATTGCCGCCTTCCTCATCGGGAATTGCGTTCATATCCTCCAACTCACGGATATCATTGGCGGACATCCAGCCGTTCTGTCTTGCAGTCGCATAGCCCTGCATACGGCTTGCGTAGTCGCCGCGCAGCAGACCTTCCACATTGAATTTAATGAAATAGCGCCCCTTTTCGGAATCCGAAAGAAGCGCCTTCTGTAGTCCCTGTTCCCAGCGTACCAGCCACGGATCAAGGGTGTATTTTACGAATTCGAGCGACAGATGCTCGATGTTGCTGAAAGTAGCATGATCGAGGTCGCCGATCATATGCAGCGGCACACGGTACAGGCGGGCAATTTCCTCAATCTGAAACTTTCTGGTTTCAAGAAACTGCGCCTCGTTGTTTGGAATGGAGATGGGCGTGTATTTCATGCCCTCCTCCAAGATCGCAGTTTTATGCGCATTGCTGCTGCCGTAAGCCCGCTGCCAAGCCTCACGCACACGCTCCGGATTCTTGATCACGCCCGGATGCTCCAGCACCGCAGAAGGTGCAGCGCCGTTTGCGAAGAAGGACGAGCCGTACTCATCACAGGCGACCGCCAAACCGAGTGCATTCTTTGCCATTGCAATGGGGCTGTATCCGACCAGACCGTCAAAGCCCAAGCCGGGAATATGCAGCACCTGTTCCATCGGCAAAATGATCTCGCCCTGCTGCTTGAAATTCGGATTGTGTTCGTCGTATCGGCTGTAGCAGTAAATGAGTCTGCCGCGATCGTCACGGTCAACACGCACCTTATCCGGCATCAGCGGATACAGTCCGATGACGTCGCCTCTGCCGTTCCGGATGATCTGCGCATAGGCGTTGCCGTAAATCAGCAGATGCGCCATGAGCGTTTCCCGGAACACGAAGGATGTCATTTCGGGATTCGGCTGATCATGAAGCAAAAAATATAGCGGGTGCCTCGGCACTCGCTCTTTTCCGCTGTCGGTGTATTGGTAAACGTGCAGGGGCAGTTGTGCAATCGCCTCCGACAAAACTCTCACGCAGGCATAAACTGCGATGATCTGCATTGCCGTGCGGTCGTTGACTCGCTTGCCTGCATGAGTCCGTCCGAAGAAATAGCTGTAGGACGGGCTGTCGTAGCTGTCCTTCGGCTTGTCCCGTGACCGGAACAGTCCGCTGAAAATACCCATGTGCATCACTCCTTTCGGTTGACTTTTTCTATGGGCGTATGTTATAATATGGAAAAGCGGAGGTTTCCGCTGAAAATCATGTATCCTGAGGTGAGATAAAAATGAAAGAGAACGTTATGAAGTTAGTAAATCTCGGTAAAATTCCAAATGACAGCGAAATGTCGGATGAATTATTCAATCAGTATGATGAACTGATTCAAATTGATGAACCGCTGACATTTGAAGAAGCAGAATTACTGATTACGCTGTTCTCTGACGATTGTGATGACCTGAACTGGGGATTGCTGCATACAATTGAGAGCGTTTTTGATGCAGATAATATTGAACGATATCGAATGCTGATCTCAAAATGTAATAATGCTGAATTTAAGGAAACACTTGAAACCAGACTGAATAATCGCTAATAATATTTTTTTATGCAGACAGCCCCTCCGTCCGGAAGGGCTGCCTTCTTTTCAGATGTCGCCGTTTGCGCAGTAGTCTGCGAGGTCTTGCGCATCCACCCGGATGCCGTCGCTCTCCCAGTCGAGAACCTGATCCTCAAGGTACTGCGGATCGTAGCCGTACTCCTTTGCGATGCGGTTGAGTTCCTTCTTCGTGATGTTTTTCATTGTGGTTTCCTCCGTGTTTTTATTCCGGCGGGCTTCTTTGCCCTTCCGTTGTGTACATATTAACTCTGAACCGGAATAATAGCAAGCCGCTAAAACCACAGAAGAATCGGGAAAAATCAGCCGCCAGTGTTGTGTATATAGACATTACAAAACAAGCATATCCCTGCTGTCATAAATGCTGTCGCCAGAGTCGTTCCCGCAGCGGATTGCACGGTCGAGAGCCATGATCGTGGCGACCGTTCCGTCAATCTTCTCCGTGGATTTCTCCTTATCCGGCTTGATGTTGCCTGCGGGATCACGCTTGATGAAAATGTTGTCCATATTCCAGCGGAGAACCGGATGCCCGTTGTGGGCGATCTTCTGCTCCAGCGTCAGCTTCATTAGCTCTTTGGTCGGCGGCGACATATCACGGTAGCCCTGACCGAACTGCACCAGCGTGAAGCCCAGCCCCTCAAGGTTCTGGCTCATCTGCACTGCGCCCCAGCGGTCGAAGGCGATCTCCCGGATATTGAACCGTGTACCCAGCTCGTCGATGAAATTTTCGATGAAGCCATAGTGAACGACGTTGCCCTCGGTCGTCATCAGAAAGCCCTGCCGCTGCCAGAGGTCATACGGCACATGGTCGCGCCGGACACGGAGGTCAAGCGTTTCCTCCGGCAGCCAGAAGTACGGGAGAATATAATAATGGTCGTCCTCGTCGGTCGGCGGAAACACTAGCACGAAAGCAGTGATATCCGTCGTGGACGAGAGGTCGAGACCGCCATAACATACACGCCCTTCCAGCAGCGATTCGTCGAAATCGACCTTGCAGGCGTCCCACTTGTGCATCGGCATCCAGCGGACGGTCTGCTTCACCCATTGATTCAGACGAAGCTGACGGAAGGCATTTTCTTCACCGGGGTTCTGCTTGGCAGATTCGCAGGCAGCCTCGACCTTGTCCATGCCGATGGTTTCACCGAGTGACGGATTTGAATTCTTCCAGACCTCTGGAGAAGTCCAGTCGGCATCATCGGGAGCGCCGTAGATGACCGGGTAGAAGGTCTTGTCGATCTTGCGCCCTTCGAGAATATCCTGCGCCTTCTGGTGTTGCTCGTAGCAGATGGAATTGGTGTCTGTGCCAGCCGTCGTGATCAGAAAATACAGCGGCTGCATTCGTGCGTCGCCGGAGCCTTTCGTCATAACGTCAAAGAGCTTCCGGTTGGGCTGCGTGTGCAGCTCATCGAACACGACTCCGTGAATATTGAATCCGTGCTTGCTGTACGCCTCAGCGGAAAGCACCTGATAGAAGGAGTTGGTCGGCACATACACGATGCGCTTCTGCGAGGTCAGGATCTTCACTCGCTTGTTCAGGGCGGGACACATCCGCACCATATCGGCGGCGACATCGAACACGATCGCAGCCTGCTGACGGTCGGCAGCGCAGCCGTAGACCTCGGCACGTTCCTCGCCGTCGCCGCAGGTTAGCAATAACGCAACAGCGGCGGCAAGCTCAGACTTGCCGTTCTTTTTCGGAATCTCGATGTATGCCGTGTTGAACTGACGGTAGCCGTTGGGCTTGATGACACCGAACAGGTCACGGATGATGCGCTCCTGCCAGTCAATCAACTCGAACGGCTTTCCCGCCCATGTGCCTTTGGTATGGGCAAGGCACTCAATGAACCGCACCGCATAGTCAGCGGCGGCTTTGTCGTAATGGGAATCCTCCGCCATGAACTGCGTTGGTGTATAATCTTTCAGCTTTCGCAAGTGCCTCACCTCCATGAGAAAGGCGGCTGCCATCCGGTAGCCGCCTTCGTGTTTTTAGTTGTATTCGTGCATCAGGATCGCCAGCGCGGTTTCCGCTGCCTCGTTCTGCGGCGGGACATCCAGCCCCCGGTCGTAGTTGTAAACAACCTCGCCGTTGATCTTCAGCGTCGCCTTGCTGATCTTGCCGCCGTCGATCCCGTACTGGCTGCCCTCGTCGTAGGCTTTCACCCAGTAATGAACGACCGTGTACTTTCCGTCGCCCTTCGGAACTCCAATCGTACCTTCGTGCCACATAATGTTTTCCTCCGTTTTTCGTAGTTTCCGGTGGGCTTTGCCCTTCCGTTGTACACATATTAACTCTAAACGGCGGATATATCAAGTGTGAGTAATAACAATGATCGCTGCGGTATTTTCCGCTTGTTTGTGTACTTTACGCCCGCCCACAGGAGCCGCGTAAATGCGCTGTGTGGGGCTTGTTCTGGCATGGCATCCGTTTGCGCGGAACCTGCTGCCCGCGCACAGGGCGGCGCTATGCCGCCCCGGTGGGGCGACCGGCTTATCTGCCGGTCATCCATTCCCATTCGCTTTCGCAGGCGGCTGCGTAGTCTTCGTCAAAAAGGGCATCGTCGTCAATCCATTCGGTTTCGTACTCGATCTCCTCGATGCCCTCGAAGGTCGTGCCGTTTGCGGCTGCGTCTTCCTGCGCAAGGCTGTCGGCGTTTTCTTCAACCCAAGCCCTGAAGTCCTCTGCGTTGAGGTCGTCCTCGTTCTCGATCTCCAGTTCGTAGCCTTCCTCTTCGGTGTCGTACCAAAGGATCGTGGCGCTTTTGATCGCCTCGCGCTCGTTCCAGTCGTCTCTGCCTGCCATTGCTCTTGCCTTTGCCATTCCGTAGCTGATCATTGTTTTTTCCTCCGTGTTTCGTAGTTTCCGGCGGGCTTTGCCCTTCCGTTGTGTACATATTAACTCTGAAAGCACATTATATCAAGCCGCTAAAACTACAGAAGATACGGGGAAAATGTGCGGCGGGTGTTGTGTATATTACACCCGCCGCTTTTCGGTTATTCGCCGAGGGGAATTGGCATCAGAATGTTGCCGACCAGCACGAAATCGTATGCCTGCCGGAAGAACTCCGTGTACTTTTCGGTCAGCTCCTGCGGCAGGTCGGTGAAGTCATCCTCGCCCAAGCCGCAAAGGAAGAATGTCCCCTTGATGACGCCGTAGCCCTTGATCGGGCGGTTCCACTTCTGCTCCGGGTGGTAGAGGGCTTCCTCCTCGCACACCAGTGCGACCGGATCATCGAAGGGGTAAATCGCCTGAATGTACCCGCCGACTGTCTGCTGCAGGCTTTCAAGCTCGCCGCTGATCTCCTTTGAGTAGGGGCGCTTGCCCGGTTCAACAACTAAAATGTTCATGTGAATGCTCCTTTGTGTTTATTCCGCTTCTCTTGCGGTAGTGACATATTAACTCTGAACCGAGGATATATCAAGCATAATCGGCAAAATAAATGTGACAAACATCGCGGCGGAAATGCCGCTGAATTGTACATCGCACAAGAGCCGCACACGCGCCCTGTGTGGGGCGGGTTACCGAAAGGGATACCGTTTGGAGGATATCCGTCCCGCGCCACACGTTGCAACGTGGCAGCTCTGTGCGCCTTATTCTTCGCCTTCGTACTTCTCGTGGATGATGCCGAGAATCTTGTCCTGTTCCTCGCGTCCGACGCCGATGCTTTCAAGCGCCTCACGCGTTCCGCAGTCGGGGCAGATTGGGCTGTTATCCACGCGGGAAAGGGCTGGTCTGGCGGTGTACGCCTGCCCGCATTTCGGGCAGATGCGCGGCTCGTTGTTGCGGTCTTTCATCGCTGTACCTCCTTTGCGCTGGTCTCGTAGGCAGCATCGAGGAACTTGGTGTCGAAGCCGAAGTTCCGGTAGCCTTCCTCGCAGGTGCGGATGTAGGCAAGCGACGGAATTCCGAGGCTGCGCTCCTCATGCATGATGTACACGAAGGCGGTCAGCTTCTTGGTCTTGCCGCTTGCCAGCTTCACCGGCAGGCGGACTTCCTTCTTGTAGTAGAAGGTCGGGTAGCCCTCGTAGGCATCCAGCCGCTTCTCGTCGGCTGCGGTGACCTCCCAGACCGCGATCGGAACGATGCCGTTCTTCTTCGGTTCGATGGTCAGGTACGCGCCGGTCTTGCTGCCCTTGTAAAGCAACTCGTAGTCGGGAATCACCGTGATGCCGATGGGCTTTGCGGTCGGGCAGCGGTACCGCATCTGGCGGATGTTCAGGTTAGAGCCGTAGGCAAGGTAGTACTTTTTTTCCATGTCAATCGTCCTTTCCGAAGGAAGTCTCCTTCTACCACCCTGAGCCGCCCGTAGGCGGCAGGTGGGGAAAGGCGGCGGTTACTTTTCCGCCTTGCCCAGTTCGTATGCCTTGCGGAGCATCTCTCGGATGCCCCAGACGCTCACCTCCGGGAAGTCCTCGGTGTCGTTCCAGCGTGTGTCCAGCCCGCCGCGCTGTTCCAGTGCGTAGTCCGCTTTCATTGCGATCTGCTCCAGCTTCTTGTCGGTTTCCGTTCCCCATTCGATGTTGCTCATTGCTCGTTCCTCCGTGTTTTGTTTTCCGGTCGTTTTCCGTTCCGGTAGTCACATATTAACTCTTTTCGGGGATAATAGCAAGCCGCTAAATGTACAAAACATCGCTGGGGAAAATGTGCCGTTCTTTGTGTAGAATATGCCTTGCCGCTGTTTGCGCCGTGTGCGCCCGTGTGCGGGCTTTCACCGAAAGGGGCAGTTACTTGGAGGATACCCGTCCCGCCCCACACGGGGCAACGTGGGCGCTGTGTGCGGCTTTTCCGGATTCCGCCAAACCGCCCGTGGTGGGCGGTCGGCGGCTCGGCAGGCTCAAGGTCTGCCGAATCGGAAGGCGTTATCGCCGGTAAGGTTCTGCGTCAGGGTTTCTCTTGCGGTGGCGAACTCGTCGCCAATGAAGCCCATTCTCATCAGCCAAGTCCGCATCGCGAACTTTTTGTTTTCCTTCTGCTGTTCCTTCGGGCTTGCGCTGCGCAGGTCTTTTGCCATCTGGCTCATTGCAAGGCAAAGCTGAATGTAGCTCTTGAGCTTGCCTGCATGAAGCCCGTTCTGCTTTCCGTTTGCGGGCTTGTCGAACTGGAAAAGGCGGAATTCAATCGTGCCCTTTGTGAAGGTGGCGTGGAGGTTCAGCATATGGTAGCGGCTGTCGTTGTAGTGGTGGGTTCTGCCGTAGTCGCATCCCTGTGCGCCGTACCAGATGTCTGCAAGCTGCGCCATCGTGGTGGGCTTCTTCTTGTTGAGCTGCTGCAGGAAATTCGGGTTTACCGTTCTGCAGTAGCGGTTCATACGGCTGCTGTCAACCTTGATTGCTTCGGCGATCAGCGTTTCGTGGCTTGCCATCAGGTTTGCGAGGTTTCGCAGGCTCTGCGGTGTGTGTCCCGCTGCGCCGATGTGAATGTGAACTCCGCAGCCTCTGGTGTAGTCGCTCTTTGCGCCCGCCTTGCGAAGGCGTCTGATCAGCTCCTGCAGGGTTTCGATGTCCTCGTAGTGCAGGATCGGTGTGACCAGTTCGCACTTTTCGCTGTCCGGTCCGCTGATGCTGCAGTCGCGCTGGAATTTCCACTCGCGTCCCTGTGCGTCCCAGGCGCTGTAGGTTTCGTAGCCGTTGCGGTGTGCGGTGTACTCGCTGCGGTTTGTGCCGAAGAACTCGGCGGCGAGCTTTGCGGCAGCCTTGCGGGTGATGTTGTTCATCTCAACCTCAACCCCGATCGTCTGCTCCTTCATTCTGTTGATCTGTGCCTGTGTCTTTGCGTTCATGGTGGTATCCTCCTGTTTGGTTTTTGGTGTGTTTTCCCTTTCGGTAGTCACATATTAACTCTAAACCGAGGATATATCAAGCCGCTAAAACCACAGAATATCGAGGAAATACAGCCTTGATGATTGTGTAGTATACACCCTTGACTTACTTGCAATAGTGTGGTAATATGGGGTACGATGGAATAGGTCGTCACATTTCCGGAAGCCCCCGGAGGCTGTAAAATCAGCCGCCGGAGATGACCTCGAACTCATCTGCGCCTTCGATCAGCGCAAGGCTTCTGCCGTTGTCCCACTTCATATGAATGTTGCCTGCATCGTCGATGATTGCAACTGTTCCGGTTGTACCGGGCGGCACTGGCGCGATGTCGTCCGCCATGCGAATCAGGCGGATGCGAGTGCCTGCGGGATAGCGCTCCCGTAGGGCTTTCAGTTCAGCATCATTCGGAAACCGCATCGTCAGCACCTCCTTCGGGCTTGCCGTGACGGAAGGCGGAGCTTCCGGTCAGGTTGCGGAGCAGAACCTTGCGCACCGGCTTGTACTCTTCGCCAATCATGCCGAGGCGCAGGAGGAAGCAGCGGAATGCGTACTTCTCGTTGTCACTGGTGTCCGGCTTGTTGACCACGCGCTTGAGGTTCTTTGCGAACTCACAAAGGGCGGTAATGAAGCGAGTGTAGGCATCGCCGTCGCCGTCCTTCTCGACCGTGAACCACGGGAACTCAACCGTTTCCTCGCACTTGTTGACCGCAAGGCTCTCCGTGTTCAGCGCGTGTTTCAGGAGCGTTTCCTTGTTGGCGATGAGCTGGAGCAGATTGTTCATCGACTGCTCCGTGAAGAAATCCCTCGGCATCGAAATCGTCAGGGCTTCCGGCTCGTCCTCGGAAGTGTAGCCTGCCTTGTTGAGTCCGTCCAGCACTCTCTTGATGACCTCAGTGTCCATGCGGTCTGCGAAGGAAAGCACAGCATCCTTGCTCAGGGTGAAGAACCCGATCTCGTAGGCGCAGCTCGGAACGCCGCAGTAGCGGACATCCATGTCTGCAAGCTCGCCGATCTTCTGTGCCAGTCCCTTGCGCTGGCTCTTTTCAATATTGAACTTGATATTCATGATGTGACCTCCTGTTTTTCACCGCTTGCTGCGGTTTTGATTGTAGTCACATATTAACTCTGAATCGCATAGATAGCAAGACTGTAAAACGGAGAATATGTGCGGGGCGGATTTGCGCCGATTTGTGCATATTACAGCGTTTCCGGATATTGACAGATCGGCGGATGTGCTGTATAATCATAGTAATAGAAATCGGAATTTATGAATTAAAAGAGGATAATTATATAATGATAAAAATTGCTCATCTTTTTAAGAACTATTATTTAGGGATATCCTTTATTGGAATTATTGCATTCGTGATACAAGAAATCCCGTATATAATAATGCCATTAGTTAAACCTGAATCAAATCCAATAATGAATATGCAAAATGAATTGAAATGCATCCAGATTCTACAAGGCGTGTTTGGTATGCTTTCAATGGTTTTATTGATGCTGATTGTTAGAGATGATGTAGGCTTTTTCTCAATAGAAACAACAAGAGATAAAGTATTTTTTGTATCAACCCTTGTCATGATATTCATTAATTTTATCGGATGGACGTTATATTATACCGGGCATCAAATCAGTTGGGTGATAGTAATAAGTCAATTTGCGGTCGTTCCGCTTTACTATTTATGTTTCGGATTGTGGAAGCAAAATTACCCATTGGTTTTTTCAGCAGCATTATTTTTTGCAATTCATACTATTAATGGATATATGAATTTTATTGCGAAGAAGTAATATAAATTCTGATTTACGCGAATAATACACCATCAGCCTTCCTTCGTTTCCACCTCTTTGACCAGATCGGAATAAGGAATCTGCTGTCCATCACGAATTACGTACACGCCTTCGGCATTCCCGGTGTCTTCAACATAGCGCCGGAGGATGACGGAGGCGTATTTTTCGTCCAGTTCCATCATGTAGCAGATGCGGTTCATCTGCTCACACGCCATGAGCGTCGAGCCGCTGCCGCCGAAGGTGTCGATGACCACGGCGTTCTCCTGCGTGGAGTTTCCAATGGGATAGCCGAGCAGGTCGAGAGGCTTGCTGGTCGGATGGTTCGCATTGCGCTTCGGCTTGTCGAAATTCCAGATGGTCGTCTGCTTGCGGTCGGAATACCACTTGTGCTTGCCGTTCTGCATGAAGCCGTACAGCACCGGCTCGTGCTGCCACTGGTAATCGGAGCGTCCGAGGACAAGGCTGTCCTTCACCCAGATGCAGCAGCCTGCAAGGTGGAATCCCGCATCGACGAATGCACGACGGAAATTCAGCCCTTCGGTGTCTGCATGGAACACATAAGCCGCACCGCCTTTTTCGAGGTGTGCCGCCATACACTGGAATGCCGCCAGCAGGAAGTTGTAGAACTCCTCGTTCTTCATGCTGTCGTTCTGAATGGTCAGACCGCTGGAGCTTTTGAAAGATACACCGTAGGGCGGATCGGTCAGAATGAGATTTGCTTTCGTATCGCCCATAAGTGTATTTACATCATCGGGACTGGTCGCATCACCGCACATGAGGCGATGCCTGCCGACCATCCACACATCACCGCGCTCCACAAACGCTGCCTTCTCCAGCGCTGCGGTCAGGTCAAAATCATCGTCCTTCGCATCGCTTCCGGTTCCGTCGGAGAACAAGTCAGCCAGTTCCTTTTCATCGAAGCCGGTCATAGAGAGGTCGTAGCCGAGGTCTTGCAGCTCCTGCATCTCCACGGCGAGAAGCTCCTCATCCCAGCCTGCATCCAGCGCCATACGGTTATCCGCGAGGATGTAGGCTTTCTTTTGTGCGTCGGTCAGGTGGTCAACATAGACACACGGCACTTCCGTAATGCCTTCCTCCTTCGCCGCCATCAGTCTGCCGTGACCTGCGATGACATTGTACTCCCGGTCAATGATGACCGGATTGACGAAACCGAACTCACGCAGCGAGGAACGCAGCTTCTTGATCTGCTCCGGCGAGTGAGTGCGGGCGTTATTTACATACGGGATGAGCTTGTCGATGCTGACAAGCTGAAAGTCTGTCGTTGTTTTCATGTGTACCTCACTTCCTGCTGCGAAGTAGCTGCTCCATCATATCGTCCTGCGGAGAGCCGTCGAACTTGGTTGTACAGTTCTGCTTCACGATATCGAAAATCTCGTACCAGAGTAGATTTGCCTGTTTCTGATAGGACTGGCTGAGCGATGCGAACGGAGATGCGACCACGCCGCCGGTCGTCGGGTGCTTGCCGAGCAGACCGTAGGTTGAGAGCGCTTCCTCACACTGGATAAAACGAGCGAACGCCAGCGAGTAACTTTCGAGCAGCCGCTTGTTCACCAGCTTTTCGCAGCCACGATTCTTCAGCCATATCCATGTTTCCTTGTAGATTTCATCAGCGCCGAGGGGCTTGCCGTCCTTCTGCCGTGCCGAGAGGTATTCACTCGGCGAGGGCATATCCTCACCGACAAGGTCAGCGGCATCATCAAGGTCAGCACCTTCCAGCGTGGTCGGGGTGAATTCGATGATGTCGGCATCCTCTCCTGCGGCAATTTTCTCGGCGAGAGGCTTCGGCTTGTCGCCTGCACGGACTCTGCGTCCGCCACGGTTTGTACCGTCCTTTGCCATATCATCACCTACCTATAAAAAATGCCGAAACCACGCGGATTTCGGCTTGTAAAATATTCGAGGGGGTTAATCGGGTGTTTGAACCGGACTTTTTGCGCGTGAGAGGGGGCGCCGGTCTTGTGTTCGCTGCTCCGTAGAGATTTCAATACCCCCACCGGGCAGCCCCCAGCCCCTCCCCATTCTCCTAAAAAGCAAATCATTTTAGGAGAAACCTGAGATTAGTAGGAGTATTCCGGTCTGCTGTCCTCGGTTCCGGTTTTCTTGTCGTGACAGGACTTGCACAGCGCCTGCCAGTTCGTATCACTCCACATCAGGTAATGGTCACCACGATGCGGAACGATGTGGTCAACGACCGTTGCGGTCACATACTTTCCCTGCGCCAGACACTTCACGCACAGCGGGTGCTTCCGCAGGTACGCCTTGCTGACACGCTGCCACTTGCTGCCGTAGCCACGCTTGGCGGCTGACGGACGCTCAGGGTGCAGGGGCTTGTGTTCGTCGCAGTACGCACCGTCGGTCAGTCTCGGACAGCCGGGATGCTTGCACGGTTTCAGTGCCTTCCTCGGCATCGCCGACACCTCCTTCGGGCATAACAAAAGCCGCTGCGGATACCCACAACGGCTCTGTACATATTCTTCTATTATACATTATATCACACATTACCGGTGTTTTCAAGTGAATTGGACTGCATCGTACTGCAAACTTTCAAGGGCTTTTGCGTGGATATAATAAGCCTTGCGCTTGCTGATAAACATCTCCGCAGCAACGGCACTCCACGGCTTGAACTCCAGATAGCGTTTGGAAAGAAGGTCACGGGCATCGCTGTCCTGCACAGCATTAATGCGGGCTTCCATACCGGCAATCAGCGCATCGTACTCCGCCTGCGTTTCCTGAATATCCTGTTCCAGCGCCATGATCTTGAAAACGGTACCTTCCATCTTGCTGCGGTCGGGCGATACCGTCCTCGGCATATCATTGATGCCGCTGCCGTTCATGCCCTCTGCCCGCTGCCGCAGCAGGTGGATTTCGTGTATCTTACGATTGATGCGTCGGCGGAGTCGTTCCGCCTGTTCCCAGTATTCTTTCATGCAAATTCCTCCCTCATCATTTTTATCAGCTTTTCGCCGTTCATATCCGACATGAAGTCAAACCACTGCGACCGCAGGAACTGTTCACATTCAAGGGTTGTTATGATATCGTGTGACAGCAGCGCCTCCCGGTAATCCAAGAGACACTGCTTGATTATTGCTGCCGCCAGTAATTTGTATCCTTCACTCATTTAATACTCGCTTTCACGGCTTTCATCATCGCCGCCTGTGTCTTGTCTTTGCATTCCAGCGCCATCATGATATTTTCATCGATCGTGCCAACAGCAGTCAGGTGTATGATAACAACAGACTCTGCTCTCTGTCCCTGTCGCCAGAGACGGGCATTGGTCTGCTGATACAGTTCCAGCGACCACGGCAGCGTAAACCAAATGATAGTGCTTCCGCCGTCCTGCAGGTTCAGACCGTGACCTGCAGAGGAAGGCTGTATCAAGGCGATTGGGATTTTGCCCGCATTCCAGTCGGCAATATCCTGATCGCTCCGGAGATCTCTCGCATCAAATCTCGCCATGATGCGGTCACGCTCATGCTGATACCAATATGCGACCAGCACCGGCTTTCCGTTCTGCGCTTCGATCAGGTCTTCCAGTGCGTCCAGCTTCCGGTTGTGTATCAGTTTCGTATTGCCGTTATCGGTATAAATGCATCCGCTTGAAAGCTGCACCAGCTTTCCGCACAGCACTGCTGCATTCGCCGCAGTTATTTCATCGTTCGCATACGGCAGCACCATTTCCGACTCCATTTTCTGATACTGTTCCAATTCCAAGCCCTGAAGAATAACCGGTATAGAGACAGACACCAGTTCAGGCATCTGCAGGTAGTCGGTTGTTTTCATGGAGATGCTGATGTCGGCGATCTTGGCGTAGATCGCCTTATCTGCACCCGGCAGAAGCGAATAGGTGTATCCGTTCCAGTCCGGCTTGAAGTAGGCATCACGATATTGTCCAATGCGCTTGCCGAGGCGTTCTCCTTTATCCAGCAGGCGGAACTGCGCCCACAGATCCATTAGTCCGTTGCTGCAGGGCGTACCGGTCAGACCGATGATGCGCTTCACAAAGGGACGCACCTTCCGCAGTGCCTTGAATCGCTTGGACTGGTGATTCTTGAAGCTGGACATTTCATCAATGACAACCATATCAAAATCAAACGGCAGCCCGCTTTCCTCGATAAGCCACTGTACATTCTCGCGGTTGATGATGTAGAGGTCAGCTTTATTCCGGAGAGCCGCAAGACGCTGCTCCCTCGTTCCAAGTATCAGGCTGCAGGTCATACCGTCGAGGTGATCCCACTTTGCCAGCTCCGCCGCCCAACTGTTCCTGCATACACGGATGGGTGCAATGATGAGAGGCTTGCGAACCACAAAGCTGTCGAACATCAGGTCGTTCAGCGCTGTCAGCGTGATGCTCGTCTTGCCTAAACCGCATCCCAAGAGAACAGCAGCCTGCGGGTGCGTCTCAATGAAGTCGATTGCGTATTTCTGATATTCATGGGGCTTGTATTCCATCAATGATTCCTCCTATCTGGTCGATACTTTCAAGGACATACACCTTGAAGCCCATCCTCCGCAAAAGCCGGTGACGTGACCGCTGCAAAGGACGTGGTGTCTCTCCGGGCGCTTTAACCTCCACAAAGGCAATTCTGCCGCCGGGGAACATCACCAAGCGATCGGGCATCCCGTTAAATCCGGGAGATGTGAACTTGACCGCCAGACCGCCTTTTGCCTTGACAGCACTCGTAAACTTCGATTCTACGGTCTTTTCTCTCATTTTCATTCCTTTCTGGTGCAGGTGGTGAAGGTCTATACATAAACTTTATATAGATGATTTTTTCTAAAAAATATCCTATATATAACTTACAGAAATGACCTTCACCACCTGCACCTTTCAATCCAGAAAGCTCATATCTTCGTCGAAATCATCACTTTTCAGCATAAGCCCATAAATCATGATTCCGTTCTTGGTCTTCTGCTTGTGATAGCCCGCCTGCTCCAAAGCAGCATAGAAATCTCCCGTACTACGGGTGTACTCATGCATATTGATGCAGTAGCTGCGGTAAGCCTTATACAGATCACCGGACTTTTCCTGATATGATGAATCCATCACGCAGTTCTCGTCCAGAAATCTTCCGAGCCAGTCGTTGTCCTCACGGTATGCAGCAACGGCATCACGCACCACCTTCGGCGGCTTGATATTGAAGCCTTCTGCGATAACCTTGCGGGAGCCTTCGATAATCCAAGACAGGATCGCTCCGCCTGCATGGTCAACAAGATAATCGGCAAAGTTCTTGATATCGCTGTCGCCCTCTATTTTGGCACCGAACGGAATAACGATCAGTCTGCGCCACGTTCCGGCATCAGAGGCACCTACCTTCGGCAGGTGGTTGGTATACAGCACCAGCGTATGGCTGGGAATAAAACTGAACGGAGCCTTATATTTCTTCTCCGCATACACCGCATCGGTAGAACAGAGCTGCTTGATGACGCTGGTGTTCAGACGCATACCTTCCTCAAGCTCGGCTGCGATAATCAGGCGTTTGCCCTTCAGCTCCGCCATTTCCGGTTTGACATTACGCTTACAGCCGACGGTCAGTGCGTCGGCGGACATATTGCCTGCATAGCTTCCCAGCACACGGGCGATTGCATTCCAGAAGGTGGACTTACCGTTTCTGCCCTCTCCATAAGCAATGATGAGAGCTTCGATATACACCTTGCCGATGACCGCCATGCCGACAATGCGCTGCACATAATCAATCAGGTCTTTGTCTCCGCAGAAGATCAGGTCAAGGGTGTCCTTCCAGATATCCGCGCCGGTGTCGTCCGGAGAGACTGTGGTTACCTTCGTGATGTAATCCTCCGGGTTATGCTCCTGCGTTCCGGTCAGCCCTTCAGTCAGATTGTAAGTGAAGGTCGGTGTATTCAGCAGGAACGGATTGCTGTCCAGCTCGTCCGGCTGTTTTTCCAGCAACGGCATCGCCGCCTCCATTGCAGATTTCAGTCCCTTCATATTGCGGCACTTCATGACGAAGGCATAATAGTTCTTTGAAGAGACATACTCGTTATATGCTGCAACTTGCTCCGAGTTCATAGCCTCCAGCAGCTTTTTGCCGCCTGCCATAGCAGCGCCACGGGGAACGCCGAGGTCTTCCAGTTTATCCAGAGCCGCTTCAATCAGACCGCCTGCTTCCTCAAGCTGTGCATCGGTGTGTTCCATCATTGCTGCGATCGGACGCTGGCGGGATTCCATCCAATAGATTTCATTGTTGCGCAGGAAGCCGGTCGCCTCCGTAAAGCAGACCTCGCCGTCATACACCGCTGCAAAGGTGCGGGCTTCTCCGATGTCGGAATAATCGTCCGGCTTCAGGGAATCGCCGGTGTATTCGTCAGGCGGTATATAATCCGGAGAGGACGATACCTTCTTGTAGAACTTGCAGGCACTCGTCCAGATTTTGTCCAGCTCCTCCTGATCCAAAGGAGGTTCACACTCCTGTGCCTTTTCCAGAAACTTCTGATGAGCCTTATCCGTCGCACCGAGGCGCTTGAGAATCCTGCCAGCATAATGCGACATGGTTGCATTGCGTTTGCCTTGCGGGATTGCCGCCTTTGCACTCAGGGTGAGATAATCGTCGATCATCAGACTGCCTTCATGCCACTGCACCTCACTGCCGGGTGAGCCGTAAAGGAAACGGGCTGCGTCGAGGGCGTTCCCGTCAAAGAACTGATATGCCTCGTAGATCTTGCGCTTCAGGGCAGCATAGGCATCGGCATCGCTGATCACATGAATCGGGAAATATACATGAAATCTGGGACGGGCAGTCTTTCCGCCCTTCGGCTTCATGTGATTGCGGCTGAAAACAAGGATATATGCGACATCCGGGAGCAGCTCATCCAGCTTCTCCGGGGTGATCCAGTCAGCGGGATCGTCGCTGTGGTCGTTGTCGCAGTCCATCGGAGCATTATCCGAAACGACGAAGGTATCCTTGCTGCGGTATCCGTTCTTATACTCCGCGCACACATGGTCGCGGTTCTGCGCCTTTGCCATATCCGCATCTGATGTGACGACCATCTTGTGCGGGTAGTTGCAGTTTGCCGACTGATGCAAGCAGTCAGCCTGATAAATTGTTACTTGCATACTTCCTCCAATTCCTCCGTGAAATAACGGATTTTCATGTGTTTGCGTTTTGCCCGTTCGATCTCCACCTTCATGCCAGAGCTGATGTATTCGCCGAACACCCACAGCTCTACGCACTTACTCATCAGCACCCAGTTCATGAAAATGGCTGTATCCCGTTCCTCCGGGATATTGTCGTCCATAAACTGCGTGAAGTATATATGGGGCGTGATCGGCAGATAGTGCCGGTCAACAGCAAAGCGGCTGTATCGGCGGGCATTCGCAGTATTCCTCTCAGTATCTCCGGAGTAAGGCGAACAAATATACACGACGGGACGGAAGGCGGCAGCTTTTGCCGCAGCCTTCTCCTCCTTCTCAATATGCGTAAAAGCCTCGTACTCCGTCGGGCTGGCATAGCCCTCGCTGTTATAGAAATCAACCATGCTTGACCTCGTTTCTGCCGCATGGCTTCCTGTCGCAGCCCTTGTTGCACAGCTTCCCACAGCGGGGGCATTTCACATAGACGTTCTCCGGCTTGACCAGCTTGCCGCTGACCAGCGCATAAAACCATTCAATACTGTATTTCATATCCTCAGTCCTTTCTGTAAAACTCGCATTCATATCCGTCAGCCCGCAGGAGCAGACCTTCCGCCCATGCAGGCGTTCGTTCCATCTGTCGGCAGACCTCATCAAGTGACATCCTGCGGTCTGCCTCGATGATCATTTCATCGTGTATGTGACCGACGATAAAACAGTGCGACAGCGTCTGCATAGAGAACATGAGCAGATCACGGGCGACCGCCTGCACGATATTCTCGACAAACTTCGGACCGTAGCTCTCGATACGTTCCCACTTCTTCGATGCGCCCACGCCCATATAGGTGACTGACTCGCCGCCGAACTGGTTCTCACCGATCTGCGGGTGCGCGTAGCAGAGCTTCCGACCGGAAGGCAGCGTAAAAAAAAGCATCTTGCTTTGATAGCTGAACTGCAATCCGTGTGTTTCTGTGGTGGTTTTCTGCTTTATCGCTTTCTTGACCGCATCATCGACAGCCCACCAGAGCTTGACGATATTGGGCGAGGCATCCCGCCAGTCGGTCACGATCTGCTTCAGCTCGGCATCGGAAAGGTTCAGGGCATCGCCGCCCATCGCCTTCATCGCGCCCACGCTTCCGCCGTAACCGCAGGCAAGCTCCGCGACCTTGCCCTTCTGACGCAGTTCGCCGTTGATGCCGTGCTTCACAACCGGTACACCGAACATCTTTGACGCTGACGCGCAGTATATGTCCGCGCCGTTTTCAAAAGCGTCCATGCGCCACTGCTCTCCGGCAATCCAAGCTATTACTCGCGCTTCGATCGCGCTAAAATCGGCAACAATAAACTTATATCCCGGTCTGGGTACAAAAGCGGTTCGGATGAGCTGAGATAGCGTATCAGGCACATCCTCATAAAACATCTCGACCTCATCATAATAACCGTACTTGACGGTATTTCTCGCTTCGGTCAGGTCAGGAATATGATTCTGCGGCAGGTTCTGTAACTGAATAATGCGCCCTGCCCAGCGTCCAGTGCGGGAAGCGCCATAAAAGCTGAACATTCCTCTCGCACGGTGATCTGAGCAGGCTGCCGTCTGCATCGCCTGATACTTCTTGACGCTGGACTTTGACAGCATAAGCCGCAGCTCAAGCACTGACTTCACCGGATCTTTCGCTGTCTTGAGCAGTTCCTTCACGGCTGCCTTGTCCAGACAGTCCGACTTATATCCCTGTTCGTCGAGCCATTCCAGAAGCTGATACACGGAATTCGGGTTCTCGATACCGGTAAGCCTGCGCATTTCCGCCGACAGCGTTGCCTTCGCCTGTGCATCCAGCGTCAGCGCAGCATCGACCAGTTCCATATCAACACGGATGCCGCGATCGTTGATCTCCTGATCGAGATAAAATTGCTCCCAGATGAAATCCGGTACCGGGAAACGAGAAAGGCGCTTGTCAATGGCAAGCTCCGCCTCCACGTCCTGTTTGTTATATGCCTTGAAGGTTTCCCACTTATCTGGTGCATCGGCAGGGGTGTGGAACTTCGGAATACCGTTCACCGTTTCGTAAGGTACACAAAAATACTTGATGAGCGCCTTGCCCTCCGGCATCTTCTGCTGTTCCAGCTTCAGGGCAGCACCTGCAGAAGCCAGTGTCGATGGCAGACCGAGCGTACGGCAATGGATCATGGTACACTGCCAGCCGACCGGACTCAGATAATCGCCGACGGTATCGGCTTCAATGCTGTAACTGCAGAAGATCTGCGGATACTCCTCCCGCAGATATCTGGAGAGACATACACGTTCAAATTGCACGTTGAATGCCCGCTTGATGACCGATTCATCGGTGAGTGCAGAGAGGATCGCTTCGGGTACATGGTCACCGTTCGCCAGATCGTAGAGCTGCACTGCACCATCATCCACTGACACGCTCATCAGCGTGATAGCAAAATACGGAGAATCGACGTAAGCGTAAACACCACACTTGGTGATGTCACGGTCACTCCGAGTCTCCAGATCAATTTCTAAAGTTTTCATGGTAGCACTTCCTTAAACCCACCCGAACGGTCATACCGCCAGTCGCCCTCCCGACATTTACTTATTTCTTACGGTTCTTGAAGTGGTCAATCATAATACTGACCGTCATAATCGTCCAGCAGATCATTGTGATACTGCCGGAAACACACAGAATGAGAGAGAATACTGTACTCATACGCCGTCACCTCACGAAAGGAAATCGTCGTCGTCATCGTCGTCGCTGAAATCATCCTCAGCACGGGACTTGCCGCCGAGAGGCTCACCGTCACGGAGCTTCTGGAGATTGTTGAGACCACAAGCGATGCCCTTGTTGCCGTTTGTATTGAAAGCGTAGAAGTTGATGGAAGCTCTGCCGTAAATACCGGAATACAGTTCACTGGTATCGAGAATCGGCTGGCAGTCGGCATCCACAACACCGGGCTTGGTAGCGCTGTTGGCGTTGATGAAATAGCAGCCTGCGTATGCCTCATCGTCGGGGCGTTCCTCGTCGCCGTCACGCAGCGGAGTCTTGATTGCCTTCAGTGCCGGGACGGACTTGCCGTTGCCCTTGAGCTTGGACTGACCTTCGTCGTATGCAGCCTTGATTGCTGCCTTGATCTTCTCGACGGTAACGGTATCGGACTTCGGGATGATAAGCGACACGCTGTACTTCGGAGTGCCGCCGTTGATTGCCTTCGGCTCGTTCACGATCAGATAGCTGAAGCGTGTATTCTTGCCGGTGATCACTTTGCACGGATTTGTCATTTTACTCATTTTCAGTTTCCTCCTTGAAATCATCAATTGTCCATGCCGGACGCTTGTCCGACTCTGGTACGAGTGTGGGTTTGCCCTTCGGCTTCTCGATCAGAGAACCGAGCAGGGTGTTGAACTTTTTAGCGCCGAGCAGCTTAGTCATTGCGGTCACGCCCATGAGCTTCTTCTCAAAGGGATCATAGCCTGCTTCGGTAACTGCTGCTGCAACGGCATCGGTGTCTGTGTATCTGCGGTTGCTGCGTCCTTCCACGACCTTGAAGCCGGGATAGCATTTGCCGCTGATAGCCTGTTCGAGTGCGTAGTCCTTGATATCGTTGATCCAACCGATGAAGGTATCTGCGCGGTCGAGTATCATGCTGATTTCGTCGTCTGCGAGTGTATCCGGAACGGCGAAATCATACTGCGCGAGCTGGAGATTATATTCTGCCCGTTTCCGGCAGGTCGCCTTGATCTTGCAGAACTGACAGTGCTTGCCCGCCTTGTAGTCACCATCACCGTTCGCTGCAAGTGCTGCGGCAGGGATAAGGACGTCGTCAGCCCAGCGAAGCAGCTCCTCGGTTGTGACCTCTGCCGTACTGATGTTATCGCGGCGGGGCTGGAAGATAATCATGCGGACTGTATTGATGTCATACAGCGACTCAAAGAGATTAAGAGCGCCCAGCGCATACATCCGCATCTGGCTGTTTCCATCCGCTTCGACGAGGACGCCAAGCCCGTACTTGAAGTCGATGACAGTCATAACGCCGTCGGCAACAACAATGCAGTCGGCGGTTCCGAAACTCTCTGCCACCCAACGTGTGAAGTCGAGGCGCTGTTCGACCAGAACCAGCGGATCAGCGCAGGTCTCCTTTGCCGCTTGCACCTGCTCCATGACGAACTCGCAATAAGCATCGGTACATTCCGCCATTTCTTCGTCGAAGTATTCCAGATCGTCGGTGGGATCACGAACCTTGAAGCCGAGTGCCTTCTTGACCTTGTACTCGCAGAGGGCGTGTGCGTCCGTACCTTGTTGGGCATAGGTGCTGCCGATATCGCCGCCCGCATTTTCCTTTGCGCTGGGCGGGCAGTTAATCCAGCGCTCACTACTGGATGGAGAGAGAAGTGCGTGTCCTGACATCACAATCCCTCCGCTTCTGCAAGCACTGCAGCGTAGTCGCTTTCGGCAAGGTCGGAGAGCTTTTCTGCGCCATACTTGGCAATCAGCTCCTTGACCTCCTGTGTATGTCCGCTGCGGCTGATCTCGGACAGACGGCTGCGAAGCTGCACGAAGGTAACGGTCGCTTCTTCATTCTTCGGTGCAGGCTGTTCCTTCGGTGTTTCTACTTGCGGCTCGTCTGTTGCGGGATCATAAATAGTCTCGAACGTGTCGAGATATTCCTTTGTGATTTTCTCCGTCAGCGCTACGACAGCTTTGGTCAGCGCATTCAGAGAGTTGATAAGCTCGAACATTTTGTCCATGATTTTCACTCCTTTCATAGTTAGCCGGAAAAGTCAACCTCCTCGACGACCTCCTGTATTTCCACGCCCTGCACCGACTTGCCGGGTGTCAGGACAAGGATTTCGCAGAAGTCGCCGAGCAGCCAGCGGAGAAGTCTCATCGGTAGCCTGATGCTGCCGCTGGTCAGCACCTGTGTTTTTGTGCCGCCGTTGCTGACGGCGATCTTGACCTTGTGCTTCATGCATCTCACCTGCCTTTCACCCTAAGCCGAAAAAGTCAACCCTCTTGCTTATGCTTCTGCTTCGGCTTCTCCACACCGAAGTACTTACAGGCTTTGGTGATGATCTTATTCCAGCGATTGTGCATCGCTTGTTTGGTGATTTTCTTTCCGGTTGCTGCTTCTTCCTCTCTGCGGATATCTTCGAGGAACTTTCTCTCACCGAGGTGGGCATACAGCAAATCCTGCTGAGCAGGTGTGAGCGTTTCGATGAATGCGAGAACCTTTTCCATATCCGGATGCTCCGGAGCATAATCATCAAACATCTGAACTGCAATGCGGTCGAACGGATCACCCTCGTCTGCTTCCTTCTGAGCAAGGAAACCGTAGTCGGCATTCTCGGCATCATAGCGTTCTGCCAGATCGACATCGTGGTCGTTCTCCTCCAAAACGATAAGACACTCCATGTTCTCGGCGGTAAGCGGAACAACGTCAATAACCTCACGCTCCCACTTCCCATTAGGCTGTCGCACCATGCGTGTGTACACATAGTTGCCGTTGGCATCCAGATAGTTGTCGCTGCTTGTGTTGACTTTGCTTTTTCTCTCGAAAGGTAAATTTGTCATAGCTTGTCCTTTCCGCCGGATACAGAAAGGGCAAAAGGGCATAAAAAAAACAGGAACCGGCGAGATGCCAGCTCCTGCGTCACCGAAAAATGGGTACAGCAAAGCAAGGCTATCTCGATACCGGATCACCAGCGATGCTGGTGTCCTGTATGAAATATCCCTATGCCCTGAGCTGTACACACTCCGGCTTAAAAATATTTATTTGACCGCCACCCGGCGAGGATGAACTTGTCCCTTACTATAAAAGGTTTTCTATAATAGGGCTGAAAAACGGGTTCATACAATGGAAAACAGTTGATTATTGAAAAATGTTCACTGAAAGTTTACATTCACAAATCAACAAACCCTCCCATAAATAGCCCCTATAAGCCCAAAAGTTGCACGTTTGCGTGCAACTTTTTTGATATTACAAAATAAAATCTCTGTTTTGATGGATGCGAACGAATGTTTCTATAAGCTTTTGTCTAAAACGCAGAAACCATCATCGGTCGTTTTCGATAGTGAGAAGATCGTCCAGCATTGCTTCAAGCTCCCACGAGCTGACACTGGTCGGCGTGCCGCCGTGCAATGTTATAACAGAGCTGCTAACTTCCGGTTCATAGCGGGTATTGATGTGGCTTATCAGCATAAAAGCCTGATTTTCCATTGTTTTTCTCTCAGTGATTGTCATGATGTTGACCTCCCGTATTCATAGCAAACAGTACTTGACTGTTCTGTTCTTGCCTCCATTCTAACTGAAAAAGCGACCAAATAAAATGTATTTGACTTGTACGAGACTTGTATTTCGCTTGTACTCCAAAATGGAGATTACGTCAACTTCGATTTCTCAAAGTTTTTTGTTGAAATTGCAAATTTCAACTTGAAAAATGTGGAGGTTTGTGTTATAATAGAGTATAAAGTTTATTATTGAGCTGCCTGCCAATGCTCATAGATTTTTGAAAGGAAGGAGGCGGAATCATGGTATACAGTTATAATAAGCTTTGGAAGTTGCTTATTGATAAGAATATGATGAAAAAAGATCTCATGGAGAAAACAAAAATAACCTCCTCCACTATGGCAAAAATGGGAAGAGGCGAAGCAGTCAGCTTAGATGTACTTGGCAGGATATGTGTAGTCATGGAATGCAATATAGGGGATCTCATAGATTTTGTTAAAGAAGGAAAATAAAGAAAAAACGGAGGGAAAATTAATGACACTATGTTTTGCGGCATTTATAACAGTACTAAAAATATGTGCCAAGCCACAAGTACATAATAAAACCCTCTGTGAAGCAGTTGTAAAAACTCTGAATGAGTATACCGGTAATATTATGGGAACAGATGCCGGACATATCAGCCGTTTGATGTCATGCGATAACAATCTCTCTCCCAAAAATGTGATTCAGCCTATGAGAGAAGCTGATCTTTCGCAGATATCCAGCGGAATGAGCAAGTATGTACTGCCTTTGCTGAAAGCGGAAATGATCCCGCAGGCGATTCTTGCATTACAGAATATGGCACTGTCTACGGCAAGTGACAGTACAAAGATCGGCTCCTTATCCAAAGCAGAACTTGCATATAAGACCGCATTTGATCCTGCTGCCTTCTTTGCAGACATTTTCCATTTCACAGCTACTGAAGTAGAGAATAAATCCGGAAAGAATGACATTGCTGAAGTAACTGAAGAATATGTAACGGGCTTTGACGGAAGCCTTATAAGACTTGAAGAAAGCAAAATCTTAAATACTGAGGAGCTTGACATCACGCTGGACTGCGATGACTTTGAGGCGGTATTCCGTAAGGTTGATCACGATGAGGCTCTTGCGCTTAAGAATAAAAGTGGTATCGGATTGTATTATTTGGATATTTCCGACTCTGCTTTCAACTATGAAAATCTTAACGAGTATCTCCTTGATAGCGTAGGAATGTATGTGTACTCACGCACACAGATTAAGAACTTTGAAGAACGAAAGAAAGCTCGGAGCATTGGTATAAAAGCACTGCGTTTAATGAAAGAAAATGGGCAGCCAGACGAAAAAGGTACTGGTAATGAGCTGGGCGAAATGTTGCTGTTCACTTTTATGGAGGGCGGTCTTCATGCACCAAAGCTTCTAAGTAAGGTTGAGATTACAACAGATGCGCATAGGTTCAAAAGCAAAAGTGATAGTGTTCACTTATTAAAGAAAAAAGTGAACGGCGAAATCTGCTACCAACTTGTGTTTGGAGCATCCAGTATCAGTGGCAGTATCATCGATGCTATAGATACCGCATTTGAAGTTCTTGCGGTAATTAAAAATGGTCGAAAAAATGAACGTCAGATGGTCGAAAGCACACTTTTTAACAACACTTATGATCCAGAAACCACTGAACGTTTAAAGCAGATTATCATTCCGAGCAAGCAGCGAACCGCAGCACCAGATATGGCATTCGGTATTTTTATTGGATACACTATAAATGTATCCGAAGATGACAATGATGATTTCCGCACACTTGCTGTTGAAAAAATGAAGGCTGATATACGTGAGGCTGTACCATATATCGAAAAGAAGGCTACAGAGCTAAACCTGACAATGCATTCGTATTACTTCTATTTCCTGCCTTTCAATGATGCGGAGAATGACAAAAAACAGATCATGGACGAGCTGTTGGGAGGTGCATGATAATGACTGAACAGAACAACAAGCTCGGCTATTCCATATTTCACGGATTAGAACAGAATGAATATCTGCGTGAAATATACGATGCGATATTGCATAACTACTTCCTGCGGATATTTCATATTGAAACTATTGCGCCGAAAGAGATGTACACAGAAGACGCATTGACTTTTGCTGATCTGCTTTCAAAATCTGTACAGGTACCTCTATATGAAATGCATCGTTCTTTGGCGCAGGAGATTGTCACACTTTTGAATCAGCTTATCCCCGGCGACAAGGAAATAGAATATGTAATGGGTTCCGTGCTTGCAAGCACAAACAATTATCTCGGCTTGCAGAACAGTACGCCTGATTATCAGGAAGCAGGAATCCTTGAACGGCTATCGGAGGAAACGATAAAAGAATATTTGCGTATTCCTTCGGAGCAAGACAAGTTTTTTCTGGATTCTCAAAAAGAAGTATTTGACCACATGGCTGGCGATAGCTTTTTCAGCTATTCGGGACCGACATCAATGGGTAAATCCTTCGTGATGCGCACATTTATAAGGGAGCAAATCAAAAATGAAAGCAATTGCAACTTCGCTGTTATCATTCCGACAAAGGCACTGATAAACGAGGTATCGAAGGAGCTGTCTGATAATCTCGGCAGTTTGCTTCGAGCGCATGATTATAGAATTGTCACATCTGCGGGTGCTGCTATCCTTCAGGATAAGAACGAACATAAATATATCTTCGTAATGACGCCGGAACGCTTAATGTATCAACTGATCGGATATCCAGATATACCGATACACTATCTGTTCATTGATGAAGCGCAGAAAATCTCTGACAAAGAAGGACGTAGTGCTTTCTACTATCAGATCGTAGAGATGCTTTATCGAGAAGAACCGCACCCACATATTATTTTTGCGTCACCGCATATACCTAATCCCGGAGTTTACCTTGAACTTGTCCCCAGTGTGATAACTGGTGAACGTACTCATTATATATCAACGTACACACCAGTCAGTCAAGAGAAATTTTTGATTGATTTACGTTCTCAAGACTTGGGCTATTATAATCCGTTGACGCAGGAACTGCACACACTTGCATCATTTGATCCGAGCATGACATTGCAATCTTTCCTGATAAAGTTGGGAGCTGGAAAAAAGAACCTTGTATATTGCAATGCCAAATGGAAGGTCGTTGAATTTGCAAGAGAATACGCAGATGCTCTCCCAGTGATAAATGATCCGGATTTGATCGCCCTTGCTGATGAAATTCGAGAGGAAATACACGACCACTACTATCTTGCCGATACTATCGAAAGAGGCGTAGCTTATCATGTTGGCTATCTTCCTACCAGCATTCGCCTACGAATAGAAGAGCTGTTCCGAAAGCGAGACGGTGGTGTACATACGATCTTCTGCACCAGTACTTTATTGGAAGGCGTTAATCTTCCTGCAGACAATCTGTTCATTACAGATTACAAAAACGGCTCCTCTCCGATGTCAGCAGTAGAATTCAGAAATCTTATCGGTCGTGTTGGTAGGCTACAATACAGTCTATTTGGAAATGCATTTCTGGTCTGTCTGCCGAATGGAAGTACTGAGCCTCATAATTATGTTACTCTTCTCAGAAAAGATATAGAGCTACAGATTCTTTCGATTAACACGATCAGCAATGAAGAAAAAGCATACATCCGCGAATGCTTGAAAGCTGGAAAGACTAAACTTGAAAAACTCAACGGTCAAACTGATGAAGGTTTCGCTCTTATGCGAAAAACAGCAAATATTTTGCTTCGTGATATCATGCTTGATCGTAAAGGAAGAATCAGTCGAGAATTTGAGTGCGTTATTACAGCCGAAGATATTATACTAATCAAGAAGCAATTTACAGGCAGAAAAACTGAGCCAGACGACGATATCAACTTATCTCTGGATCAGGTAAGTGCTCTTGTTAATGCGATCGAAGGTGGTCTGAAATATCCACGTGTAGACTATTATGGAAACATTAATTATCAAGCTACACTTGAGTTTTTAGAAAAGTTGTGTGATGTTTTTGATTGGGAAATATACGAGTCAGGAACGCTTGGATATATCAAGGATGGTGTTCATAGTAAGTTAAAGTTCTACGCTAATTTTTTGATTCAATGGCTCTCCGGAAAAGGTACAAAATATATGATTGAAGAAGCCATTAACTATAGGCGGGGGAAAACAATTTATATCAATCACGAATCCATCCCATTTGTTGATTGCGCAGAGCACTATAACAAAGTGGTTGAGGATACTTTAAATGATATAAATGACATTCTTTTGTTTAGGCTATCAAACTACTTCATGCGTGTGTCTACCGAGTTAAAAAAGTTTGGTAACAAAGAATATCTTACTAATGACTGGTATGAGTATGTCGAATATGGCACAACAGAAAAGACTTGTATACTATTACAGAAAAACGGTTTCTCATCTGAGGTTGCCACCTATATTCAAAAGCATGGGAATCAATATTTAGAGCACACCGAAGATGGTATTAAGCTGAATATGGCTGTTTTAGCTTGTTCAAGAAGGAGCGTTCAGGAGGAAGCAAAAGCTGTGTACAACAATGTTCCTGAACTATTTATAAATGATAAACAGTAAGCTACAAAGCTTACTTCACAATGGAGGTAATTAACATGGCTGATAAGACAAACGCCAACATCGGCTTTGAAAAGCAATTGTGGGATGCAGCGTGTGTTCTGTGGGGACATATTCCTGCGGCTGAATGTAGAAAAGCAATCAAATATATGTAATCTAATGCGTAGCTAAGGAGGATAAC